GGACGCCACTCTCTCCCGCGGTCTTCTTTCACCACCAAACGACTCGAAAAGCCATGACTAGGACTCCAGAGGACTCAAAGCGACCGCCGCTGGTCGTAGTAGGCTCAGATCGGCTGCAACAGGTTGAAGAGAGAACTACAGAGACGGTTTATGGCATATCTACGCCTAGAATCCACTCAAAGCTTCTCGATTTACCGACTCGCGGCCAAGAAGTCATCGATTTCGCAGATTCCATCGGGATCAAGATGCTCGACTGGCAGAAATGGCTGACAATCGAAGCCGGAAAATATAAGCCAGACAATAGGCCAGCTCATCCATTGGTCTGCGCGGTGGTGTCAAGGCAAAATGGAAAGACGACACTTATGAAAGCGCAAATCTTGGCCGGACTCTTTCTCTATAAAAAGAAGCTACAAATCGGCACGGCGCATCGACTGACAACATCGCTGGAAACATTTCGCGATCTAGTGAACATCATTGAAGAGAATGACGAGCTTGCAAAGAAGGTCAAGCGCATTCGATGGGCTCATGGATCAGAAGAAATTGAACTTCTTCCCGAACATGGCGGCGGCCGTTACATGGTCAAAGCTGGAGCATCGGCGGCGCGTGGTATTTCGAAGCCGGAGATGGTGCACATCGATGAAACTCGCGAGCTGAAAGACGAATCCACGTGGGCTTCGCTTCGATACACCATGATGGCAGCTGAAGCTCCACAGCTCTGGACGTATTCGAATGCTGGCGACCAACATTCTGTAGTGCTGAATTCGCTACGCGAGCGCGGCCTTGTCGCAGCTGCCGGCGGAGCGGATGACATTCTTTACGCAGAATGGTCATCACACACAGATGACATTTCCAACGTGGAAGGATGGCGATCAGCTAATCCAGCACTCGGCCACACAATCCACATCGATAATCTCAAAGCTGTAATGAATGATCCACCGGACGTCGTGCGCACTGAAGTGCTCTGCAGATGGGTCGCCACAATTAGCAGCGCAATACCATCGCAAGAGTGGAATGAGTGCTCGGATGAAATGATCGATCTTGATCCGGAAAAGCAGACATGGATGGCCATCGACTGCGCACCGGATAGACGTGCCGCAGCTCTGGTCGCGGCTCAAAAGATTGGTGATGACAAATTCTTTGTCAAGCTTCTGCACACTTGGCAAAATCCAATCAATCTCGACGATCTAGCTGTCGCCAATGACATCGCGCCATATACGCGGATGTATCCAACGGAATGCGTGGCATATTCAAAGAGAACGAGCAGCGCAGTGGCCGCGAGACTCCAGCCAGCCGGAATCCGGATCGTGGCAATTGATGGGAGTGAGTATTCACAGAGCTGCGACGAGCTTCTCGGCAGTGTGACGTCAAAGAGATTCGTGCACCGAAATCAAGCAGAATTATCCAAGCAGATTCTATCAGCGACGCGATTGAATTATGGAGACGGCGGATGGGTCATCGGTCGTCGAGCTTCGCAAGCTACAGTCTGCGCAGCTGTAGGAGCTGCACTGGTCACACATTTCGCGACACGACCAGAGTCGGATCTTGACATCATGGTCGGCTAGGTGTACCGCGTGACTTAGAATTAACGCATGGGATTATTCGACAGACTTCTACCGGTAAAAACTAACGCGCCAGAAAACACTCCGGACGTTGAAGCTTCAGGCGTCGCTCCATATTATGCAGAAACGTCTGGGATGTTCTTTTCTGGAATTGCGCAAGCTACTCGCGCAGAAGCTATGAGTGTGCCAACAGTGGCGCGCGCTCTTTCAGTAATTCAAACAATTGCATCTCTGCCAATGGAGACACGCAACGTTGCCAGCGGAGAAAAAGTTTCACAGCCGCGCGTCATCAATCAACCGGATCCGCGAATTTCTGGCACAGTATTCTGGAGCTGGATTATTTCAGATCTCTTCTTCCATCCGTACGCATTCGCTCGGGTCATGGAAAGATATGCTGATACAGGAAAAATTCGTGCGATGGAAAGAATTGCAGCCGAGCGCGTAACAATTACAACGACCGGCATGGGATATGAAGTTAGCTACTACACAGTAGACGGACAGTACATAGATCCGAATGAACTTGTCGTGTTCGCCGGAAATGATGAAGGATTACTCTCTCGCGCTGGTCGCACAATTCGCGCAGCTGCCGCACTTGAAAAGGCTGCGATGGATTTCGCTATCGATCCAATTCCACAAATGATTCTTAAATCGAATGGCACATCTTTGCCAGCTGATCGCGTTGCAAAATTACTTTCAGCATTCGGAGCACGTCGAAAGAAATCCGTGGTCTATCTGAATGCAGATGTATCAATGGAAACAATGGGCTTCGATCCAAAATCAATTCAGCTCAATGAAGGCCGCAACTATGTCAGCTTAGAGCTTTCACGCGCTTGCGGCATTCCGGCTTATTTCACAGATTCACAGCAATCTAGCTTCACCTACTCCAACGCCTTGGACAAGAGGCGCGATCTCGTCGATTTCGCTTTCAGAAATTACATGAGCATAATCGAGCAACGTCTTTCATTCCAAGATTTCACATCACTCGGCAACGAAGTGAAATTCGATCTAGATGACTTCTTGCGTGGCAATCCACATGAGCGCGCGCAAGTGTACGAAATACTCAACAGAATCGGCGCGATGAGCGTTGAAGAAATAAGAGAAGAAGAGGATATGCTGCTATGAAGCTAACTACACCAATGACGATTACAGCTGCGGATTCGGAAACTCGAATCATCACTGGCCGCATCGTTGCATTCGAAGAGCCAGCCAATGCTTCAACCGGCAAAGTCGTCTTCGCAAAAGGATCAATAAAGCCATCACCGGTCAAGCTCAATCTTGAACATGATCGCACTCGACCAATTGGCAAGACTCTCGATATGACTCTCAATGAAGATTCAATCGATGCCAGCTTTAAGATTTCAAATACCACAGCCGGATCAGACGCAATTGCCGAAGCTATGGATGGACTCCGCGACGGATTCTCCATCGAATTAGCAGTGGACGAATATGTCATGGAAAAAGACGGCACAATGCGCGTTCTCATGGGCGAGCTCACAGGCGTCGCACTTGTCACAGAGCCAGCCGTCAGATCAGCGCGCGTCAGCGATGTCGCAGCTACAGAAGGCGAAGAAGAAACACCAGAAGATTCTGACTCCACCGTGGAGCCGGATGTAATACCAACAGAAGGAGACGAAGTGGAAAACACCGTCACAGACGCTTCAGCCGTGGAGACGGTAGAAGCCGCTCAGTCAGTTACAGCCAACTCAAAGCCAGTAGGCGGATTCACATCCAAGCCACGTTCACCAATTACGACCGGCGGCTCATATCTTGAACACACAATCAAAGCAAAGCTTGGCAACGAAGATTCACGCCAATATGTATTAGCTGCGGATGATTCATTCACAACAAATCCAGCGTTCTCACCGGTCTCTTATGTCCGCGACGTTGCACAGAATACAAATGCAGATCGTCCGGTCATCGAAGCTTGCGGTGGCACTCGTCCACTTAGCACTTATGGAATGACAGTGTCGATTCCTAAAATCACTGCAAATTCAACTGCGGCAACAGTGGCAGAAGGCGGAGATCCAACTGGAACGACTCAGATTACTTCAGCCTATGTGAACGCTACCGTAATTAAAAAAATGGGCTTCCAACGCTACAGCGTCGAGCTCCTTGATCGCAGCGATCCGAGCTTCTATGAAATTATGCTTGCAAATCTCCGTGATGCCTATGCTCAGGCGACTGATGCTTACGTCATCGCACAGATTACAGCTGGCGGCACACAGGCAACAGCAACAGCGGCAGATTCCGCTGGCTTGATTTCATTCGTATCAACAGAAGCTCCAGCTGCATACACAGCGACAAAGCGCACAGCTAAGTCATTCGTGTCAGGCACTTCCATCTGGACAACACTTCTCGGCGCAACAGATACAACAGGTCGTCCAATTTACAACGCCGGCAATCCAATGAACAATGCCGGATCTGCGATTCCAACAAGCATTCGCGGAAACGTGCTTGGACTCGATTACTATGTCGATCCAAATATGGTCTCAACTTCAATCGATGAGTCAGCATTCATCATCGAGCCACGTTCAATTGAAATTTTCGAATCTCCAGCTTTGACGCTGGCCACAAATGTGCCAACAACAGGCGAGATTGAAATTTCACTTTATGGTTATATTGCAGCGCAAGCCGTCTTCGCAGGTGGCCTACGTCGCTTCAACTTAACTTAATTCACAACAATCATCGGCCGTCGTCGCTCCCGAAGGCGGCCGAGCAGTAGAAAGGGAAGAGCTCATGCCAGCAATCATCACAGCCACGCAGCTGCGATCCGTCCTTGGCGTGAGCTCTTCTCTCTACAATGATGCGTATCTCGATCAAATTATCGATTCCGCCGAGAATGTAATTCTGCCGCTTCTCGTGCAGAATCAAGTCTCCGTCGATTATTACAAACTAGACGCCAATGAGGCTTACTTCTACACATCACGCGCTCACAATTTCGTCGCCGGTCAATCGGTTATCGTGGCAGGACTTCCAGCTCCATTCTCAGCGACTCACACAGTCGTCAAAGTGTCAGACTTTTATTTCACGGCAGCTCTTACAAATGCAGACGTCACAGTGCGTCCAATCATTCCTAACGGCACGGCGACTCTTTCCGGATATTCAGCTGCTCAACTTTATGCAGCGACTCCAGCGATCGAGAGCGCGATGTACGCCGTATCAATTGAAATCTTCCAGAGTCGCACAGCTGCCGGCGGCCAGATCGAAGGCGTGGACTTTACTGGCACGCCGTATCGCATGGGTCGCAGTCTCATGAATCGCGTGTCATCTTTGCTTCAGCCGTATCTCGACGTCGAAACAATCGTCCAATGACAGCGAGCTCAATCGCCGTCGATGTCCGTGGAGTATTAAAGACTCAGCTGGCATCCATCACAGCCAACGTCTATGACGTGATTCCAGAATCGCCAATCGTGCCATTCGCAGCGGTGCTTCCGATGAATCCATATCTGGAAATCGAAGTATTTACAAAGACAGCCGTGCGCACCAAGGTCAATCTCATGATCGTCGTCGGCGTCGCTTCATATTCCAACGCAGCTTCGCTCGACAACATCGAGCGTCTTATCATCAGCATTCTGGCCGCTTTGCCGGCTGGATACGAAATCGGCAACATCTCGAATCCGACTCCGCAGTTTCTAACTTCGGGATCTGAAGTCTTGGCTGCCGAGATCGAAGTCTCTACTCGATACACTCAAACAAACTAAGGAGCACCAAAAATGGCCACGACCGTCATCACCGGACGCGATCTGATATTGACGATCGCGACTGTAAGCTACGACGCACAAGCAACATCCGCAGTTCTTAGCAACTCACCAACCATCGACACATATCAGACACTCGATGGCAAGGCATACAAGCACATCGATGATCAATGGACTTTCGATGTCGAAATGCTTGCAGACTGGGGCGCAGCTTCATCACTCTGCGAAGCTCTCTGGACAGCGTGCGAGACTGCACCAAATACAACTCTTGCGGCTTCTCTTACAGCTGCAACAGGAGCGGTCTTTGCATTCAATGTCATGCCGGTATTTCCAAGCGTCGGCGGTGCTGCACCAAGCGCGCAGACTGTATCGCTATCATTCACAGTAGTGGGAACACCGTCAGAAACTTTCTAACCTAACAGAATCGGGAGCAAAGAAATGAAACTACCAATCACAATTCAATATCAGAATGGCGAGGAATCTACTTTCACAGCCGCTCCACCGGAGTGGATGAAATGGGAGCAGAAGACTGGCAACACCATCAGCCAAGCGCAAGACAAGATCGGAGTCGCAGATCTTCTCTTTCTGGCCTATCACGCTATGAAGCGCGAAGCAGCTGGCAAGCCGGTCAAGCCATTCGAAGCATGGGCAGAGGGAGTCTCAGACATTCAAGTCGGTGACTCAAGCCCAAAAGCTACAGCGTCGGAAGTTTAAATCGGTTGCTCTGGGAACTGGCCATCGCGACAGGTCAGTCTCGGAGCGAATTCGAAACAGCTGAAGACGTACACACAGCAATCGAGATTCTGGAGAAGAGAAATGGCAACAGCTAGCGGCCAAGGGCGCGTCGCGATCCAAGTCGAGCCGTACCAGCTCAAGCAGCTTTTCCAGCTCT